TTACCCCGTCACTACTGGTCGGCGGCAGGCCATAAAAACCAGCCTGACTTGCCGATGCGTTGAGACCTGCGGTGTTGAAGTGATTCCACATCACTCCATCAAGGGGGACTATCATCTGGTTCGCGCTGCCAGGAGCAGGGACTATGCCAATCGGAGATGTGAAACCGCTCTTGTATTGCGCCGTGGAAATGTCGGTTTTTTGGCAATGCACCCGTTTTGGCAATCCATTTACAATCTGCCCGGTGACCACATTCAGGATGTAATACTGGATATTAATAGTTCCTGTGCCATCGCCCGGAACAAACGAAGAGTTAATAAAACAACTAATGGGCTGATTGATATACTTATCTGGTGTATTGGTTATGTCCGTGCTGAGAGCAATTCCGTATTCGGTTGTATCGTAAGTCTGATCAAAATTGGATGAATGCTGAACCAGAGTTCGAGTAGCTAAAATATCCGTTTCGTTGTTCCCATAACCCAATTCCAGTGCCACGCCTCCCGCATATCGCGTTGTTACAAAATGGTACTGAGAAACAAACGAAATCGGAACGATCATCAAGTTCGGCCCAGGAGCGGGAATACAAACAACTGCCACAATTGCAGTGTTGATCGTATTCGCATCCAAGAAAGTTCGAGCGTTTTGCAGTCCCGCTGCGGTTACAGGAACAAGGGAAGCTAAATTTACAAATGTTTTGGTCCCCGGGCTGGGATAGAGATCGATTTTATTATTGCCTGCTCCCGATTCAATGATTTCGGGATACAGATTCATGGTTTGCTGACAATCTGCGTTGACTGACTGCGAACTATACGAAGGTCCAATCAGGGGAAACTTGCCCATCAGTGACGCCCGCCCACAATGGAATCCGAGCGGTAATCATAGTGACCACCCTGCCCCGATAGCGCCGGATCGCAGAATGACTGAATCAGCGGCATATTCATGCTGCGAACGCGAGCCAGTGAGTCAACGGCCAATGTTTGCGTAGCACTCACAGTAATCTGCGAGTATTCGCCAGGGTATTCCGCGATGAGCCGAACGGCCAAGTTATAACGCAGAGCTTCGGAGTAACCAGGCGGAAAGGTAAGATCAGTGAAAAGGTCGGGAAACTGATTGAGTGCTTGCCAACTGTAGATTCTTGTGTTGACCGGAATTGTCGGGATAGGATAAAAGTTTAGATTCCTCTGAGGAAAGGCTCCGTCATCATAGACCTGCAGTGGAAGGCTGGAATTGACTAGCTTTACCGGAATTTCCACCTGCCAGTCCGAATCTGTGAGCATCTCCATAGGCAGTTCGAGCGGCTGAGCGGGATTATTCAGCGAAACGATACTCATCCTGTCGATGCGCGCCGGGCGTGCTGTGTTGAATGTGCCGCCTGGCCCCATGGTGTAAACCTGCTGGCCAACAATCAGCGGGAATTCCTGAATGTTGATGGTGAACGCCATCAGCCGTTCCGCTAACCATGAATCCAACATCTGATTCAAAACCATCAGATTGTCGGCCATTTCTCCAGCATCGGCAGTTTCGCCGGCCGCGAGAGCACCGATGAGCCGCATGGAGCTTGAAATCAGGTCAGTTGCGTTCATTTAGCTTGCGGACTTGGCCTTGGGCTTCTTGGGTTCTTCGGGAGCAGGTTCGGGAACAAAGGCCGGAAAATCCTGCCAACCCGGCCCAATTGCCTTTTCCTGCTCCGAACTATTGACGGTGATGCTTCCACCGCCAGCGACCGGATATTTCGTCTTCGGATAGCCGTCCATTAGGTCAAAGGCGCCGTGGTTTGGGAAATAACCTGCCATACCCCGTTAAATGCTCGAAGTATGATCCCTGCTCCCTTGAAAGCACCGAAAGTGCAGGTAGTTTTCAAGGCTGTCCCATTGGCAAAAAGAGAGGTTGCTGTGATCGTGTGGGCGAACAGCGTATCGGAAAAAACGCTGATGCTCAAATTGTCGTCAGTCCCAGCCGTTGGTGCCGCTAATGTCATGGCATCCGCAGAGCCTGTTTTGACCATGTAATTCCCTGAAACGTGTGGATTGATCGCGTCTGCGGTTCCGGTAAGCAAAGTAATCGACCCCTGCAGAGAATCTCCATCCACAATCTGCTGGATCACATCTCCAGTTACTGCACCTTGGCTTTGTAGTGCTCTTGCCATTTTGTCTCCTATTCAAAAGTGGGCGTATCTGTTCGCGGTGCCATCTTGCCCGCAGGCTAGGAAGAAGTACGCTGTTGACGCCCTGGCAACAGTTCTTCCCGCGAAAAGAAAGGGAGAGGCAGCGCTGTCCAAGCCGCTGCCCAGGTTGAAATTAGCTGAGGACTACGATGCCGGCAGAAGCGCCGTTGCTCATCACGTGATAAACGAGGTTGCAAGCGCGAAGTCTTACCCCTGCCCCGCGAAATGCCGGGAAGGTTGCAGTGGTTTTGAGTGCGGTGCCGTTGGCTAGAAGTGATGTGGCGGTGATGGTATGGGCGAAAAGAGTGTCCGACCATACGTCAATGATGTTGCCTTCCTGTGCGGCTGTCGGAGCCGCCAAGGTCATTGCATCAGCAGATCCAGTTTTGACTACGTAAAAGCCAGCCACGCCAGCGGGAATTGCGTCTGCCGTACCAGCCAAGAAAATAGCCGGTTGGTTGTACGCGGCCACGGTTGCGTTTGATGCTACGACCGGAGAGCCGGTATAGAGTTCCTGACCGGTTACATAATCCGTCGGTGCTCCGATCTGGACTTGCGCTCCGTTGACGTGCGCGGCAGCGGCAGAGCCGTTGAAGCCGCGAACGACTACGGGAAGCGTGGTTCCATTCGGTGCTGCTACGACAAGGATATATTCCTGATCGATGAGCAGAACTGTAATACCCGTGCCAGCCTGATAATTGGCAGCGGTGATGCCTGTTGCGCTTGCCACGCCAAAACTGGTCTGCGTGGAAGTAATTGCTCCTGACAAAGTTGTTGCGGTAATAGCCACAGAGGGCCTCCTTTAAGGTTCCGAGCGGTACGGTCGTTGGAATTGGGGCGAGTTAGCCGTCGCCCCCACGGGAAGAGGGTTAAGTTACGAAGCGATGCGGACTGCGAGCTCCTGGTAAATCGTTGCCCAGCCTCCTAAACAGTCGATGCGGAGAGGGGCGCGATCTGTGTTTATGTCGTAATCTCGAATAACCCTCATCGAGATTTTCAACTGCTCATCCGTCATGCGGTCGCCCTTGTCCAAACCTTGGAACAAAGGCAGGTCTGCAGTGGCGAACGTGAACGCGTCAGGATGGAAAGCAACTCCGCGAGGTGAAGTCACAGAAGCCGCTCCCTGAACAGTAACCGCGTTGCCAGTAGTGGGCAAAACAGAAACGTTTTGGAATGGCGCTGTCGCTGGGAAAACTGCTGGCCCGATAATCGCCGGGGAAATAGGAATAGTCGCATTGCCAGCGCCATCGGAACTGACTGCCGCTGTCACAACGAATTGCGCTAATGCGCCGGTGGATTGACGATTCTGAGGGTTGACTGCAAACACGCCAGCGAAGCTGATCACATCGCCTTGCGCCAAGCGTGGTGCAGCAGCCGCAGTCCAGCCATTGGTGATGATGCTTGCGCCGGATTGGCTCAAGCCATTGACAAGCGGAACGCCGCCTTGCGCACCGGTCGTCTGGTTGCGGACGTTCTGGTCCATGTACCAGTCAAGTCCGAATGTATTCTTCGCCATCAGACCTTTGGTATTGCGGGCGCTGACTTGGACTTGTGGATTGAACAGACCAGACAAAGCCGGAATGATCGCTCCATTCATCGCGGGAGAAATGCACACATAGCGCTCATCCATCGGAGCAGCGTTTTCATTCAAGCGCTGGGCCGCGGCGAGATACGTTGCAATGGCGTTGGGGACAGTTCCGGGAGTGCCAACTTCGTTGTTTACGTTCACTGTCTGCGCCAGACCGTCAAAATCGATCTGGTTGGCCATGCTAAAAACGGCTTTTTCAATGTACCGCTTATTGAAATCGTCGATGTTGAGCGCAAGGTCGGCAGAAGTGATCGCAAATGCGCGTTGGTATTGCGTGGTGAGGGTTACCGGGACGCTGGTTTCTACCAAGTCCTGCAGAACAAGCCCTTGGCCAGCAGCCGGAACGAAACGGACAGGCTTACGAACGTTACAGACGTTGCCGATTTTCGCGCCAGTCTCTGCAAACTGCTTATCGAATTCCCGGTTAACGTATTTCGTGAAAGTCAATTGGTTAGTGAGTGCCCGGAGGGTCTCGCGGGTAATCATGCCAATGGTAAGTAATTGCTGCATAATCCTCCTTTTGAATTTTGGGAAACGCGTACTGCATTTCTGCCGTTTCCGATTCAGCAGGAGGTTACGGAGCGTGAGACGC